TTTCTGGTCTAGTGTTTTATCTTTACATGTTTTTTCTACTAGACTATCTAATTTTAGATAGATAGAATCTGTATCGGATGCCACAATGTAATCTACATTTTCAGTTTGCAAAATCTTATTCATATAATTGTTTACTTCAGTTTCAATATGTCTAATAACTAATTGACCAGATGATGTAATTGCTGTTGCCTGTCTAACATCATAATATCTGAAGTATTGATTACCAATAGCACCATAGGCACTATTTAATGCAATCTTTTTTGCCCATTGAATGTTATGACATCTTGCAATCTCATTTTTATATTTGTCATCACCAGTTTTTTGATGAAGTTTTTTAGCCTCCATCATTTTCTTTTTGTAGACAACTCTGTCTTGATACATCTCATCTAATAGTCTAGGTAAAAAACCTGCATTATCTCTTTTAAATGTTGCCCCATTTGGTGTCATACATACATCTTGTCCTTTCAGATGGTCTAGATTTAATTTTCTAGATAATAATTTATTTACAGATGTGCCTTCTGGATTCATACCTACTATTTTTTCTGGTGATATATTATATTGCATAATCAAATGAGGATATAGTGAGTTAATATCAAATGATACTATCCAGTCATGCATACCTGTCATAGGTTCTTTTACATATGCACCATCATATTTTGAATCTTTAACTTGTTCAGATTTTTCAGGAACTACAATATGTTCTTTTCTTAGATAATTATAAATTAAAACATCCCACACTCTTACTTGTGAGAATACATCATCATAGTTTACTTTGGCTTCATATGCCATTGTCAATATTAATTCAATAAGTTTTAGTTTGTCTTCTAGTCTATCAACAATTTCAACATCTTGTATGTTATAGTCTACGAATGATTGAAAGTCATTAGTGTACCACTCTCTAAAAGTTTCATAAGGCATTTCATCTTTACCAATACCCAATTCAACTTTACCAATATAATCTAGTTTGTAACTTTCTTGACTTACAGGAATAAATTTTTGATACAAGTCAATATAATCTAACATTGCAATACCCATAATACTGAATACAGTTTTAGGTCTGCCTCTTACAATCACTTCTTTCTTTTCAACTAATCCCCATGGCGATAGTTTACGAATAACTTTGTTATCTGTTAGTCTAGATATTCTACCTAGTAAATAAGGTATATCAAAAAACTTACAGTTCCAGCCTGTAATAATATCAGGATAGTTTTTCATCCAGAAAGACATAAATTCTTTTATTAATTCTTTTTCTGAATCACATTTTACATAAGTAACATCTTCTCTATCAGTTACAAAATCACCTGTACCCCATGTTAGAATTTGTTTGTTGGTTTGATTCTTAACTGTTAGACATAATAATTCTTCAATAGGATTATCTATATCTGGAAAACCATTTTCACAACTTGTTTCAATATCAATAGTAAAGATTTTAATTTTATCTTTTTGCCAATCTATATCATCTCTATATTCATTAGAAATATATTGATAAGCAAATCTCTCCATACCATAGATAGGAGAATTAGAATTATCATAAGTCTTTCTAAATTCTCTTGCCTTTGCAATACTTTGAAATACTGTTGGTTGTAAATATTGACCTTGCAGATTTTTATGTTTAGATTCTTTATTTGTTAGAGTAAAAAATGTTGGACTGAAATCAACCTTTTCTTGAAATTCTTGTCCTTCTAATATTCCTCTAACAAATAACTTACCTTTATATTCTACAATATTTTTATAGAAATTCATTAAGTAATCAACTGCTTTTCAACTTGTACTATACCACCTGTATTTTGTGTATATGTATTTAATAGTTCCTTGTTTGGTGCAACAGTAGTAATTACATTCTCTTGTTTAAATGTAACTTCATCACAATCACCATATGGTATATAAGAATGAAATCCTAATGTTACTGGTTTGCCTGGTGCTTCTTGTTGTGGAATAATCACATAGGGTTTTTCTAAAACAACATGTGTTTCTTTACCATTTTCATCAAATAGTTCCTCTTTGATTTTTCCGATTATATCTTCGCCTGTTGTCAAACGAAACAGTTTCACATCTGCCATAATTTACCTCACTTGTTAATAATGTATTATAATATAAAAAACTTTATTTGTCAATGGTGTACGGACTAGTAACTACGAATCTTCTACTCGGATTTACCATAACATTAAGTCTATTCATAAATTCTCTGTCTAATAATATTTTTTGTCTACCCTCTCTATTGTCTAAAGTAAAATCAACTTCTGTATATATTGTACCCATAAACTCAACATCTAAATTAATTAGATATCTTTCTTCATCATAATTTCTTAAACCACCAACACCAATTTCAACTTTTTTGATAATCTTTGATGTAATAGTTTTATCGTTTAATGTCCATGTTACATTACTTCCGTTTACTTTTATATTTTCTGCATGTATAACATTTGTACCACTATTGCCTGTATCAAACTTTGCAACTATATCACCAAAAGGTTTTACATTAACAACTTCTCTATAACCACATTCTGATGGTGTTTTAATTCTAGTTTTTTTATCTTCAAAATGTTGTATTAATCCTTTGATTAAATTTTCACCTGTTGCCTTTTCAATACCTTCTGTACCAGGTGATGAGTTTACTTCTATAATATAAGGTCTATCTTTAATTCTATTTTTAGCAGGTATGAAATCAACTGCTGTGTAATGACCATTAACTGCCTTTGAGGCTAATATACAGTCTTCTATTTCTTGTTCTGTCAATTTAAACATTTTAACTTTTCCACCTTGTGAAAAGTTTGACCTAAAATCTCCCTTTATAACATCACGCCTCATTGAAGCAAAAACTTTACCACCTAAAACTAATACTCTTACATCAAAGTCTGTCTTAATATATTCTTGAATTAACAATTCAGCGTCTTCTGATTCTTTATATATTAATTGTACAATACTATCTAAACCTCTTTCTGATTCTACAAATAAAACTCCAACACCTTTACTACCTCTAAGTGTTTTCATTATTATAGGATAATCTCTATCTAAACTTTTAACTGCCTTTTTAACAGCATCCTTATTAGGAATTAAAACTGTATGTGGTTGATTTAGACCATATTCTGCAAGTCTTAAATAACCCCTATATTTATCAGCACAGATTTGAATAGATTCTCTACTATTAATACAAGCAACACCTGCCTTTTCTAATTGTGATAATAAGTTTAACCAAGAATCTTTTCTTGTAATAGAACCTCTAACTATTGCAATAGTATTATGTCTATCTATTACAAAACCTTTGTCATCATCTATATTGTGAATAGTTTTTATATTGTCTTCATTTTTAATATATGCACCATCAATAAGAACAATATAGACAGCATGACCTAACTTAGGTCCTTCATCTTTAATTCTCTTAGCAGTATGATATAATTCAGCGTTTTCAGGTTCATCTGATAACACTAAAATTTTTAGTTTACTATCAGTTTGTTCTGTCAAAAATTCATTAAACTTCGGTATTTTCATCTTCTATTTTTTTACCTATGTTATATTTTGCAGATAATGTCCACTCATTCTTTTCTTTAAAAGGTAAAACCTTTATCTGACTTAATGGTGCTTTATTTTCTGATTGTTCTTTAATTACAATGTCAACTAAATTCCAGTCTTGCAACAATACAGATATTGTGTTTCTTCTTTGTATATCATTTTCTGATAATGTTGCTGTCTTGCCGTCTAATGCAAATAATTCTTTAAAGTGTACAATATAATATCTACCTTGTTTATGTAGTATATGACATGACTGATATAGTGTTTTGTCTTTACGACTTGCAACACCTATTCTTGTTAAAGTTTCTCTTACTTTAAGAAAGTCATCTGGTTGTTTGATTGTAACTTCGAGCATTTTGTCTGGAGTCCATTCTATCTCATCATTCATTTTCTTCTCCCACCTTTATCAACTGATAATTTGATTGATTCAATTTGCTCTTTGGATAGTATTGATAAGGCCTCTCTTGCCTTTTCGTTGCTGTAATCATAATATTCTTTGACATATTCTATATCTTTTAAAACATCTTGTTTTAGCCACTTACCACCAAATCGCTTCTTTTTTCTTATACTATTTATGAAAAAATTAAACTGAACATCTTTATCTAGAAAGTGATACCCATTCATCTCGTTTGCCTGTGCAATACAATCATAGAACATAGACAAACACTTGTTAATAACAAAGGGTGGATATTTCCTTGCCCACTCTGTATCATCAGTATCTAATAACTTTTCTTTAGAAAAATTTATTGCATTTAAATAATCACGAAGTTCGTAAGCCATTATTTAAACTTACACCCTGCCATTATCTCTGTTAGACATGCAACCATATTAATCTCTTGGTCAGCAACAAAAGCTGCCTTGTATTGATAACCTGCGATTATTAGAATTGCTTGTGGAACAGAATTTGGCGATAACGCTTTGTAAAGTACATCATAGATACTTCTAAATAAGAACGCTGGTTCTTTATCTAGGTTCTGTACGACCCACTTTCTCATATCGTTAAATCTTTTTTCTTTTAGTGATTCTAATAATTCTTTATGACTGACTTCAGACATAGAGAATAAAATACCACTATCTATTTTGCCCCTTACAGAATATCTTTGTAATTCATTAATTGACCTTCTGAAATCAGGATAATGTTTTTGAATTAACTCTGCAAGTATCTTTTCTTCAAAAGGTATTCCTTCATCATCTAAAATTTTAGAACATCTTTTCATAAATGCTGTTGCTGTTTTGATTCTTTGACCATTTATGATTCTAAAATCAATAACAGTACATCTACTATGAAGTGGTTCTATAATTTTTGCTTTGTAGTTACATGTAAATATAAATCTACAATTTGAATGGAATGTTTCTAAGAAGTTTCTTAAAGCAGGTTGTACAGATTCAGCATTTGTATAATCTGCCTCATCTATGATAACTACTTTATGATTAGCTGATTCTGTTAAAGAAACAGTACTTGCGAAGTTTTTAATTTTACCTCGCAATGTATCAATCTGTCTGCCTTCATCAGAACCATTTATAACAATATAGTCAGCACCCAATTCTTCACATAATGCACGAGCAACTGTAGTTTTACCTGTACCTGCTGTGCCTGATAATAATAAATTAGGTATTTGACCTTGTTTTAAAAACTCAAGAAAAGTCTTTTTAGTATCTTCGGGCAAGATACAATCTTTGATTCGTTTCGGACGGTATTTCTCCGTCCAAAGGAAGTCTTTTGCCATAATATAAGCCTCAAGTTAGTTAAATTTAAAATATTGAATCGGGTTCTAATGCAATCCAGTATTTGACTGGTTTAGTACGATTCACGAAATGACTAATTTTTTGTGATGAAACTGCGACATCATAATCATCTGGTACCATTTTAAAATTTTCTGCCTTGAAGTATGCTGTAAACTTCTTATCAGATTCACATATATCTACAGAATAAGTGTTAGAAGATTTGTTCTTCTTATCAGTAGCAACCATTTTAATTGCTGTGCCATCACCTATAACTGCGACATCTGGTAAACCTAATGTATTAATACCTTTCATAAGTTGTTCAAACATACTTTTCTTAAATGTGAATGAAACAAATGTGTCTGGCATTGTTATTGTTTTTGTTGGTGCAACAATGACTGATTTATCTGCAAAGAAATACTTAACTGATTGTTTAGAATTTCCGTCTGCGATAGTTAAATGTGATTCACCTTCAAAGTTTAATGCTGGTTTTTGAAATAAATCAATAGACCTTAAAAACTCTGGTAAATCATATATAGCAAATTCTTGAGGAATCAAATCTGATATCTCTGCCTCTGCTAATATATTTTTCATTGTTGATATTGTTGTTAGTGTGTTGCCTTGTTTAACTAAGATATTTTGATTAATATCTGCGAAGTTTTTTAAGACAGCGACTGTATCACTTGATAATTGCATAATATATTCTCACTTGTTAATTATATATGTGTACATTATATACCAACCAACACTAAATGTCAATGCTGGTTGGTACTTAGATGTTACTTGATTTTGATTACTTTAGGTTTTTTTTCTTCAGGTACAACTCTTTCAAGTTCCACTTTTAGAAGACCATCTTTCAAAACAGCACTATTTACAATGACATCTTCTGCAAGAGTAAATGTTCTTTTGAACGCCCTCTTAGCAATGCCTTTGTGAATTAAAGTAGATGTTCTCCAATCTTCAGTATGTTGACCGTATGATGTTGAACCATCTGGACTCATTTTTAGACTCCATTGGTTTTTATCAGTACTATACTGGACATCTTCATCTTTAATTTTTTTAGGTTTATCTGTGGTAGGTAAATCTGATGATTTAATTGTTAAAGTGTTCTCTGCAAGAATCACCTCAACTTCTGCCTTAGAATAACCAGCCAATGCAACTTCGATAACATGTGAATAATCACCTGTTTTTCTGATGTTGTATGGTGGATAGTTTGGTTGTGTCTGTTCTAATAGTCTATCAAAATGTCTAAAGACATCTTCATAACCTATGGTAAACGGATGTAGTGAACTAAATACCGTCATAGTTTTCTCCTTTGTTAAGCAAGTTTTATAGAAGTCCCATTATGGCAACTTCTACTACTATTTATAAGAGTTATAACTTAATTTTTAGAAATATTTAAACTTATTAATGTAATAAGTATTGTAAAATAGTAATAGATATTATATTCTGGATTTAATAAATTGAAGTCATTTAGTGTAGCAACTAATAATAAAAATATAATCCACGATATGGTTGCAGTAAAAATAAAAGGAAATATTATAAATGGTAATATAGTTACAAATTTCATCTTCTCATCTTTGCAATATCTATTGCATGTTCTTTATCAAAGATAGGTATGAGATTAGATTTGTGTAACATGCCGATACCTATTAGTTTTCTTTCACCATCATATACTTTAGGTGGTTTTTTTATACAAGCATGAGGTTCTACTTTAACCTGTACTTTTCTATCATCAACTATATTAGGCATAGCGGCTGGTTTCCATTCTTCTGATTTTTTCTTTTTAGGTTTGAGTTTGCCAAAACGATATTTTAGATATGTATCAAAATCCATGACCATGAGAGGTGCAAGATGTTTATCGTGTTTGTATTCTTTATTATGAAGCTTATGGTCTTCTCTAAATTGAAGCATTTTTGCTTTCGTAATTTTGACTTTTGTTTTTTTAGTGCTGAGTGTAGTCATACCCGGCACTAAATGCATACATTTTGGCATAATTATTTTACTGTTTTAATAGTCAAATACTCTTACTAAATCATTTCGTATTTCAGTAGTAAATTTTACTTCAAGATTTCTCAATCTCTTTTCTTCTTTTTCTTTATCTTCAGGTGTGCATACTACATACTCTACTTCGTTATCTTCATAAGTGGTCATATATAGGTTTTCGTTTGGTTTTACAGTTATATTTAAGTCTTTCATAGTATATTGTCTCTTTTGTTGTTTATATACCATTATACACTGTTTTTGAGCGTCTGTCAAGCTATTTTTTCACTTATTTTCGATAATCTCTGACTATATCATCTTCTGTACATTCTTCTCCATACTGACATTCTAGAATATGACATGGTTCACTTGTTAGATTCTTTGCCTCGTGCCATGCCCCTTCGGGAAATACAAAACTGGGTCCATGTGCAAATTGTACGATTCCATTTACAACACATTGTCCTTTCATAACATACCACATTTCACTTCTCTTATTATGAAATTGATTTGATAGTGATTTACCAGGTTCGATTACTAATTCTTTTACTTTAATGCCTTTTCCTATTTGATGTACTACTCTATAGTACCCCCAATTTCTTATTGTCTTTGCATTTTTGTAATCTTCTAGTATCCAACTTGATGAATTTTTTTTGTTTTCTCCCCCAACACCAAATTTAAATTTTACCCATTCATCTTTTCCAGCATATACTTCTTCTTCGGGTATATTGTTTGATGTTCTATCTCCCCCATTACAAAAAATAATAGGTTTATGAAACTTATGACTATATACATCCTTATACATTTCTTTTACTTTTTCTATGGCACCACAAGCTGTGTTATCATCATCATTAAAATCTATGACTTCATCTACGACTAACATTTCATTTAGTAATGCCATTCTTTCTTCTAGTGGCATAAATGGTTTTCCTTTTTTTCTTGTTAACCATTCATCTGAATTTACACCTACAATTAGTTTTTCACCTAACTTTGCGGCTTCTTTCAAGTATTGTATATGACCTGAATGTATTGGGTCAAATCCACCTGTTACTAATACAAGTGATTTAGGGTCTCTTTTTGAATTTTCAATATTTATATCGTTCATTTTATTTCTCACTTACATATATAATATCTATGTCTGACCTATTTACTGTATCAATAGCGTCATCTAAAGTTTCTACAATTGCCTCACCTTTTAAATTAAATGAGGTGTTAAGTAAAATAGGACATTTAGTTTGTCTATACCATTCTTCTAACAACTCATAGTAAAATATATCTTGTTCTTTTGTTAATGTTTGTACTCTACAAGTATTATCTACATGAACTATTCCTGGAACTTCATTTATTGCTTTTTGTTTACAGTTTAAAGCAAAAGACATCCATGGTGATTCTTTCAATTGTTTCATATCAAAATAATCATGTACATGTTCTAACATTATAGTACAAGCAAATGGTTGATACCATTCTCTATTTTTAACTTTATTTATAATTTCTTTGGCGTTTTCATTTCTAGGGTCAAATAAAATAGAACGACAACCTAATGCTCTAGGTCCCAATTCACTTCTGCCATTAAAAATAGCAACTGTCTTTTGGTCAAGTAATTTACTTACGACTTCTTCTTTGTTCTGTAGTATCATTGTTAAACCATTTATTAAATTTCTTATCCTTTAACCATAACTTTTTTACACACATAGGAACTATGCTCGTATGTATTGCAGATTTTACTGTCTCGTAGTCTTCTTTTTTAATTGCCATTAAAAGCCTCCTGCCTTTAAATAAAAATGTAACCATATAGCAGCCCCTGTTGAAGTACCACTATCGCCTGGATTTGGGTCTACAAAAAAATTGTGTTTAGGAAACTCATCTAAGTATCTATAATTATTTACACAATTTAAAGCATAACCACCTGACAATACAATATTTTTACAGTCTGAATATGTTATTGCATGTTTTATTAATTCTATTGTATCATTAAAGGTTTTATTTTGTAATCTTAATGATTTATCAGCTGGTGATAATAATTCTTCTTCTTCTACATACCCTTGATTGTGATGACCATATGCCGACATTCCCATAACTTTACCTTCACTAAAAACTGGCATATCAAAAGAGGCTGCCATATCAGCAAATAATCCGCCTGATGAAGTTTCTGAATTAAATTCATAATCAGTTTCATCTATTTTAAAAAACATGTCTTGAACATGTGAATCATCTAAAATTTCTTGTGTTCGTATATTAGAATGTCTAGAATATAATTTAAGAACAGATTCATTCATTAAGTATATACTTTCCATTTCTTGATATGTAGGAAATAATTGAGCACCACCTCCGTCCATAACTATAACTAATGATTCTTTGTTTTTAGAATATGAATGAGATGATAATGCATGATATAGATGATGTTCTGGTTGAGAATAAAATGGACAATTAGGCAATTGTTCTTGTAGTGATTTTAAAATAATTTTATCTGCTTCTGGACTTGTTCCATTACGAACTGATTCAAATCTTCTATCATATGAAGCAACTACAACACCATCAAAGTTTTTATCTTTTAGTTTATCAATAGAATGAAAGAAACTGTCATCTTCTCTAGGCATAAAATACTTATTTCTTCGTACTCTAGTTTCATCTAAATGAAAATCAATTTTACCATCTGTTAATTGACATATTGAAGGTTGATGAGAAGTATTGATACCTAAGATTTTCATTTTTGAAATATAAATGTAGGTTCAAATTTTCTACCAGGAACATCTGGTCTAACATACTCGCCCATATATCGCTGTTTCTGTTTAACTTCAGTTACACCCTCTAGAGAACCTTGTTCTACTTTACCTTGTTGTGTTGATAAAGATAACCACCATGTATCTGTATGTTTAAAACCGGATTCAATTGCAAGTTGAACTGTGTCTTCTTCAAATGTTTTATATTGTTTTGTGTTTGCAACATTCAATGCAAGAAACTTACCTTTCTTTAATCCTCTATGTGCATTTTTAATTGTTTGTTTTAAAAACTTTTCTTTCCATACTTCAGATGTATCAAACTTAATACTTGATTGTTCTGGTTCATCACCATATGCTTCCCAACCAAAGTAAGGTGGACTTGTAAATACAAAGTCTAAACTTTCTTCATCTGGTATAAATGTTTCACTACCTTGTCTAAGTAAGTCATATTTTTTATCTTGATGACCATATTCATCTCTAATCTTTTCTAATCCTTGATATGTAGGTATGCATGGGTCTGTACCAATATAATTGACACCTGCTAAAATAGCACCGAGTAATCTACCACCATAACCCATACTAGGATCCCAAACTGTTCCTGCTGTTGTGCCTTCAAGAATAGAATCTCTATCTACAAATATATTATACATTGCGGCTGCAGCTGTAGGTCTAAAGTTAGATACCATTTGTGTGCCGGAATATCTTCTCAACATTGACCTCATGTCTGAATCTGATATTTCGTAATGTTCTCTTTTTGTAAAGAATGTGCCTGATAGTATTTTATTAATACCTTTCTTTAGATGTTCTTCATCTTCCCAAACTTCCATTGGTGTTCTCATCTTGCCACATTTAATTGCCCAAGCATGTTCCATATAAGACCATGCAAGTGATAGACCATTAGGATTTTGACCTATAATATTTTGTCTTCTGTCTATGATGGTTTCAAGTTTTGTATTCATCAATACATTAAACTTATCATTTCGCCATTTTGTATCAGTAGAGTAATATGGAAAACCTTTCTTTTTAAATCTATCAAGAACATCCATTATACATTCATTATTTGCCATCACTTTGGTCTCCAACAATAGTTAGGGTATTCACTTATAGTATCATATATATTTGGGTTTGTCAAGAGCCTACGCCTATATTGTGTAAACTTTATTCCAACACCCCAATTTAATCTATCTATTAGATTTTTCTTAGATATTATTCCTTCATTTTTAATCCATTCAATTATCTCATCAACTTTTTCTGTTTCACCTACCATAGGTAATTTATCAACTAGACTGTCAATATACATACTCATTAATTGTATTGAATCTTTATAAACTAAATCATTTAGTACACAACTCTTAGCCTGTTCTGCCATTTTGTTACGATATTTTGTATTATTCAAATACTTGTTTAGTAAATCTATTGCGACTACATCACTTCTAAAAAAATCTGCTTCAGCATTTAATTCTTCATAATACATTTCATCATACATTATATAAGGTACACCATTCATCATGCCATCTGTTGTTGCAACTGACCAACCACCATATGCTTGTTTGGGTGAAAATCCTACACAACACTCTTGAAGTTTTTTATAATAAAAATCTTTATCACCCTTTTCTACTGTAATATATTCTCTATCAGGTTTACTTGCAAGTGGCACCCATACTTTGAAATCTTGTCTTTGTTTATATAATTCATCTGTAATTTCTAGAAACTGTTTATAGTTTTTATATGTTTCTGGTCTATGATTAAATACAATTATTTTTTCTGGAGTTTTATTAATCTCTGATACTATGTCTTTACCATCAACTCCTATATGTTGAACTTCTAATATGTTTGATAACTTATACAATGTATCACTATTAAAAATTTCTTCTGCTTGTTTCAAGACCATTTCTTTTTGATGTTGTGTGTTTATATAACACTTATCATATTCTAATAAACCTATCATACTTTTGTTGAAACTATCCATCTGCCAGTTTACAACTTCTTTAAAATCAAACCAGTGTGCATATCCAAAAAACTTAGGTAAATGGTGGGTCTTATTAAATAAAACATTTTTTAAATCATATGCATGTTCTGGTAAATGACACATGACTAAATCAAAATCATATTCTCTAGGTAAAACTTTTTTAATTGCTTCTGTATCAAAGTGAGCTCTCATTGTAGGTGAATGTGTAGGTAAGTAAACTATTAATTGTGTAACATTATCAAATACTAAACTAGGTACTTCTTTAGGTAAGATTAAATAAAACCACAAGTCATCACGAATCTCATTTAGTAATGTTATTTGTTTTTTAATAACTTGTATATAACTATCTTTCTCTAAGTCTTTTGCAAATGTAATATTTGGATAGACTAAAATTCTAGTAGTCTTAGATTGTCTTTGTTCTATTTGATATAAACTCATTTGCCTACATTCCAAAATAATGAACCTGGTTTTGCATGTTCTCTCATAACTTTCCATGCCTTAGCGTCATAAGTAGGTACACTAGGAAATGGTGGCATGTCTTCTTCTTTTACTTCTTGTGTAAATTTTAAATCTGACCTGTGTAATATTGCACGACCCACTTCATATTGTTTCATTGTATGTCCAACAGATACTACATGTACATCTTTATCTGGAAATGCCATTTGCAATCCTCTTGTTAATGTACCACTTGAACCTACTGACCATATCTCACTTATATTAATATCATAATCTGTTTCTATATTTTTTGCTAAATCTCTTATATCTTCTCGTACTCTATTATCATCTAAACCTAATTGTAGTAATCTTCTATTTACTGGGTCCTCATTATAATAATCTAATGCTCTTTTCTTTGTAACTTGTAACATGCCATTGGGTACCCAACGAATATCTGCACCATATTCTAATGCTTGTTTTTGATAATCATGTAAGTTTTCCATATTTCTTTTGGCCATAAAGAATGTTGCCTTAGCGCCGTATACTTGTGCTTGAAGTGTGATTGACATTTGAGCATATCCGTTTGCAGGACATCCACCATAAACAAATTCATTTGCACCTTCTGACATTTCTTCACGAATAAGTCTATCTGCAAATCTTCTTTTAGAGCCACCTTCTAATAGGTCATCACGAACAACATAAAATCCTTCGTGTTCTTCTATTACTAATTTTGGAAATTCATACTTTTTCATAATCTATAAATATAATTTAAATACTATTACTGCAAGTAGTAGTAATATTATCATTTCGACAATACTAACTTCAGGTCTTAACATAGATGTTCTTATTCGTAACCAATGAGTTAATGCATACCAGATATCTGGTCTACGATTCATTGTTAATACAAATGCCATCATTATGAATAATATAACTGTTAATGTTATCATCATGATTGTATTCTTTTTCTATGTTTGTCCATTTTTTTAGCGCCCTTTTCAAATGCTCTATCGAGTTTTATTTTACTTGCATGTTCAGTAAAGTTTCTACCGAGTATATGGTCATATTCATGTTGAAATATCCTACTCATCATACCATCTAAGTTTGCCTCTTTTAAATCACCATTCTCATCTTCATATTTGACTACGACTTTTCTAGGTCTTTTTAAAGATAAAAATATAAAAGGAAATGTTAAGCAACCTTCTTTCATAAGCACATCTTCATCACTTGATGATACTATTATAGGGTTAAAACAATGTAAAGTCAAGCCTGCTTCGAGGTCTATATGACCACCAATAACAAAATAATTAAAAGGTAGACCTACTTGGTTGCAAGTTAATCCTATACCACCATACTTTTTCATAGTACTATACATTTTTTCAGTTAATTCTTTTCTATCTTTAAATCCTTCTTCTATTAACATGTCATCACTAAAAGGTGCAATTGCACTTTGTACTCTAGGGTCTGAAGGTGGTAATAATTCTAATTCTCTATTTTTTTCTAAACTGCCTATGTCTATTTCATTTGTCATATTATACCTCTTCTAATTGTGTAAAGTTATGTTCTTTTTCAAATTTAATAATATTTGTAAACTTGTCAAATAATATATCACCTTTATGTGATATGATAAAAACATTTTCATTTGACATAGTTGCTAGTATCTTAAAGAAGTCTTCTGTACCTGAGCCATCTAAACTACTATCAAATATTTCATCTAATATTAATAGATTAGTATTTGTACTATTTTTCATCTTAGCAATTGTACGCCATGTAAATAGAAGTGCCAAGTCTATTCTCATTTTTTCACCTTCACTAAAACTATTATAACTAAATGTATCTCTATGTCTACTCTTAACTGTCTCATTAAATTCTTCATCTAATGTAAATGATACAAAAAAGTCCATTGATTGTAGATACTTGTTTATTAACTGATTCATGATAGGAAGATACTTCTTGATAATTTGAGCCCTAGCACCTTTATCAGAAAGTATCTCCCTAATGACATCAACATAATCTTTTTCTGTTGATAGTGTAAGTAATTCTGTTTTATTATTATCTAATTGTTCTGACAAATCTTTTAACTCTTGTTCTAGTTTATCAGAATCTTGACCATCTGCTGTATTCAATTCAACATCATCTGAATGTTTTTTAATACCTTCTAATGAAGAATGAATTTTTGCAACATTAATATTCATCTCTTGTATCTTTTTAGATACTATATCCATATCTGTCAATTCAGATTCAACTTTTGTAATCTCTGACATGATATCTTGTAGACCAGATTCTAATTTTTTTATTGTTTTCTTTTCTTCTTCTACTTTTTCAGATTTCAAATCTTTGGGTATAGATTGTGTACAGGTAGGACATTCATCATTTGTTTCAAAAAATGATAATGTGTCTCTGTGTGTTTCTAAATTGTTTTCTATTTTAGATTCTAACTTAGATAATTGTTTTGATTTTTTATCAACATCTGGTCTTAACTTTGTAATTTCTTGTTGTTTTACAATATTTTCATTCAATTTCTGTAAATCTTGTCTATATTGTCTATCTGCCTCGTTGTTTTGTTCTATCTTTACACGAGAGCTCTCCTCGGCGTCTCCTATGCGTGATTTTAGAGACTTTAAATGTTCCGCTTGTAGTAACACCTTCTGTCCAATTAAATCGCATGAGTGTCGTAAATCCGAGACGCTTTTTCCCAAATCTCTCTGTTGGTCTCTCAAATTGTAGTCCATGAGAGTAAAAACTCTAACATCAAGAATTTCTTCTACAGCTTCTCTCCTGTATCTAGATTTCATCTTCATAAATGGTTCGTATGATGAGGAACCTAATAATACAACTTGAATGAAAGAACGATAATTCAATTTCATTATATTTCTTTCTAGATATTTTTGATAATCAATTGTTGAGGCATCCTGATTGACTAGTACATCATCTTTGTATATTTCAAACTTGTTTGGTTTTACACTTCGTATAATTTTATAGTTTTTTGTGCCTACTGAAAATTCTATTGTTACATTACAATCACCATTATTGATGGTGTTTACCATTTGTTCTTTCTTAATAATTCTAAATGGTTTATTAAATAGTACAAAACACAGAGCATCCAGTAAAGTAGATTTACCAGAACCATTTTTACCTATAATTAAGTTTGTTGGGTGATTATCTAATTTGATTTCTATTGGTGTATTACCAGTAGATAAAAAGTTTTTCCATGATATAGATTTAAAATGTATCACTCTAGAGCCTCTTTATATAGTTTGTTGATAAAGTCTTTTAATCTTTGTCTATCTAAATCTGTATCTATCTGTTCTACATAATTACCTAAGAATGTAAGTGTATCTTCACTTTGGTCTAATATGTCTTCTCTAACTGAAGATGTTATATCTGATGAATCTTCATCTATGATATTTAATTCGTATAAGTCTATTTCTGTATGTAAACGATTAACAAACTTGTCAAACTTTTCTTCATTGTTTTTATTAACTACAAATAGTTTAACAAATGATTTATCATATACTGATATATCTTCTTCAGCATAGTTTGTTTTCTTATCATCATAATATATCTTCTTAAATATTGTGATAGGATTAGGTACTCTAGTCAATTCTCTTGTCTCAGTATCAAATATATGAAACCCTTTAGGACATTCATAATCATTCCAAGTTATTTGATATTGTGTGCCTAGATAATATATTTGACCATCATCTGATTTTTTATGAAAGTGTCCAGATATTACTTTTTCAAATCTTTTAAATAAGTTTTTTTCTAGACCATGGTCATTGAAATGACCTTTATGCATTTGGAAGCCTTTAACTTCTAAATGACCCATGCAAATTTGTGATTGTGATTCAGATATTGTTTTTATAGATTCATCATAGATATCATCACATATCCATGGCACTAATAATATAGGTAAGTCGCCGAATGTAACTGTTGTAGGTTTTTCGTATATCCAAGGTTCAAATTTACCATCGAATGTGGTAACTAATTGTTGTAGTGCATTAACTGAATTTGTGTTCTTATAATAGGTGTCATGATTACCTAATATAATATGAGTATCTATTCTCATATCATAAAGTCTTTTCCAAAACTTCTCTTGAAAGTTATGTGCCACTTTATAGTTGATAAATTTTCTTCTATCAACAACATCACCTAAATGTATTAGGTGTTTAATATTGTTTTCCTTTATATAAGGAAAAAACAATTCATCATAAAATCTGTTCTGATAGTCCATAAAATGAGGACTATCATTACGACAACCGAAATGGGTATCGTTCAATAGGGCTATTTTCATAATATTATTCTATAAATTTATCTAGTTTGCCTTTTCTTTTTCTTGTTGTTTTCTTTTTAACAACAGGAACATCTTTAGGGTCGGCATTCCTTTGTAGGAATTCAGAAAATTGATTTCTAAATTCTCTATCTTCACCATCATTCAAAGTCATATCATCATAGTTTCCTTCCATGATTAATCTATTCTTAATTGTAGTTTGTTTTTTTTCTTTCTGTATTCTTCGTATAAAGGCATAGTATATTATTTGTGTAAAGTATGCGAATGGATTGTTTGATTTTTCTGGATTGAAATTATCAAGATATTGTAGACAGTTTTCTATACCATCAGAAATCATATCATCTCTAAATGTATAGTTAATAAAGTTTGGTCTATATGATAGATGATTTGCAATCTTTAGAAAGCATTCACCTATGTAGTTTGAAACATGTGGTTTATCTTCACCTGATTCTTCAGCGTCCGTACGGAGTTTTCTATATTCAGTCATAGCTGCTAGAAACTCTTTATTGTTCACATAATGTTCTTTCTTTTTATCTGATTTCATGTTACTCATTATATATCATTAGACAAGTAATGTCAATGCTGGTTGGTCTTTATTAATTTAATAAATGTATTTGTCCACCACGAAAAAGGCATGTACCAATCTGATGGGTTATCGTGATGATACTTATGGTAACCACCCGAAAATAAAAGTGCAATCCATTTATTGTTTTTTGCCTCTTCTGGATAATGTCCTAAACCATTTATAACACCCCCACCTATAATACTATACATGGCAGGAAATATATGTAATGCATAAACTAAAATAGGACTTATCATTAATAATGTAAAGAAATATATTGTATGTATTTTAAAATAGTGTTCATGTATAAAAACTTGTTCTTTATCTCTAAGTAAATCTTTTGCATATATCATACTCTTTTTGCCTTGTTCTTCTGCAAAAAAATAACCAAAGAATACTTTAAATAAACCTATGTGTTTAGGTGAATGTGGGTCTTCTTTTGTATCAACATATCTATGATGTTTTATATGTGCAGATTTATATAATATTGTAGAACCTGTTCCTGCTAGAATAGATGTATACACTAAGAAGTAATGCCAAAACTTATTTGTTTCAAATGCCTTGTGTGTAAAGTAGCTGTGTACTGCAATAGGTTGCCCTATGTTACCTAATATATAACCTATTAATAAAAAGACTAACCATTGTTCTAATGATAGAAAAAAGAAACTCGATATAAAACCTACCCACAACAATGTCCACATTATTCTCATTTTATTAATCATATTCTTATCATCTTAATAATGTATTCGCCCAAATCTATCTCATACCATTTTACTCTTGTTGTTATTGCACTTGGATTTTGATGATGATTGTTATGTAGACCATTTGCAATAAGTGGTATGTTTATATTTACTGAATTATCATTAGTATTAAAGTTTCTATATCCCCATTTATGACATACAGTATTTACTATACCTGAAATATGCCATTGATAATATATTGGTATTAATACAAAGCACAATGTAAACATAGGACTAATCACTGCAAGTGGTATAAACAATGCGAACCATATTTTAAAGTAGTGTTCTGACTGTATATTAAAATGTTTCTTTTTAAGTAGTTTTCTAACACTTAATATATCTCTAGATGTTGTATGATAATCATTTATGTTTAACCATAGATAGTTTCTCCAACCATCTGACGCTGGGTGTGAATCGCCTTCTTTATCAGAATGTCTATGATGTTTTTTGTGATAGGCTGCATGTGTTGTTGCAGGACCAAATGTACATAGTGTACTAGTATATAATATAAATGTTTCTACATAGTGATTTAATTTAAATGCATTGTGGCAACAATATCTGTGCATAAAACATTCAAGTAATGTAAGGGCAAAAAATGTTATACCCAATGCAATAACTAAACCCCATGCCCAAGTAAATTCATTCCAATAGTAATATATACCAAAGAAGGTTAGTATTTGACATGCATATTGTAGTGAAAATATTTTCATATTCTTATCATCTTAATTATATATTCGCCTATATCTATTTCATACCAATGTACTCTAGTAGTTATAGAGCTGGGATTCTTGTGATGATTGTTATGTAATGTTGAACAACTAAATGGAAATATATTTATATTTACTGAAGTATCTTTTGTATCAAAATTTCTATATCCCCACTTTAAAGTATGACATAAAACATTTATAATACCAGCGATATGAAATGTAAATACAGCAGGTATTAGTAATATACACAATGTATAGAATGGACTAATTACCATAGCAGTCATAATACTAATAACATATATTATAAAAAAGTTTTCATATTGTATTCTATAATGTTTATTTTTTAATAATCTTTTTACTGTATGACTGCTTATCATATTATTTTTATATGTATCATACCAAAACCATGTTTTCCAACCATCACTAGCAGGATGTGAATCGCCGTCTATGTCTGGATATTTGTGATGTGTTATGTGATTGGGTGCCCAAACTAATATGGGTGGGTGTAATGTAAATGTACTACAGTATATCAAAAATGTTTCCATGCCCTTGTTTAATTTATATGCCATGTGAGTACAATATCTATGTACAAAACACTCTGCAACTGTTATCGCAAAAAATATTATTGCTAGATTAATAATTAAAAAATCTAACCAGATAAATTCTGACCAGTAATAATATATGCCAAAAATTGTGGCAACATGCACTATGAAATTTACTAGTAATAATTTAGACTGTTGTTTCATCATGATATTTGACCTTAGGTTCTCCTATTAATTTTATTATAGTGCCTGAAAAGTCTGGATATGGGTAAGTTGCTGTTGCCCTTCTATGATGTTCTTTGTGCCAACCTTCACCAGCTAATAAGTATTCAATCCATATTTTGTTTGATACCCCCTCACTAGGTATATGATTGTATACATTAACTATTGCCCCAAACAAAACTGCCCAAATTATTGGAAAGAAATATAATGGATATAATAATATAGGATTAATTAGAAATAATAATGTAATATATGCTACATGAAATTTATTATAATGTTGATGTACGAATCTCTGTTCTGGATATTTAACTAAAAATCTTTTTGCATATGATAAATCAACGGCATATATGTTAAAAAAGTAACCAAAAAAGACAGATAGTTTACCCTTGTACTTAGGACTATGAGGGTCTTTATCTGTATCTGAATGTTTGTGATGTCTTAAATGTACACTTGCATATGTAGCTGGTGAACCCATGCCACACATTGTAGATTGAAAACACAATACATAATGCCAAAATCTGTTTACTACAAAACTTCTATGAGCCCAATATCTATGTAAACCTACACCGTGTCCTATAACACCACCTAAGAACCAACCTACGAAGCAAAATATTACCCATAGATATAGAGGCAATACGAATAAACCATATATTGCACATACTATTGATAGACCTTGATATAAACAAAGTTTACCATTTTCTATTTGATATCTTGTCATTTTGATATAACTCTCATTAAGTAACCTAACATATCATATCTACCACAAATTAATTTAGAGGGGTTATAATGATGTGTATTTTGATAACTTTCCCCTAAGGTAAATATATTCATTATATGACTATTTATACTATTATCATCTAAATTATGGTCTCTCCAACCCAATTTAAATGGTTGACCATGACCCAATACACCAACCCCAAAGTGTACACATAATAGATACATTGTGCATGGTAATGCCCACATATAAACTACTAGTACTGGATTGATTACAAATAGTATTATTATATAAGTAAGTAATATTTTAAAATAATGATTGTGTATAAACATCTGTATAGGGTCTTTCATTAAGTCTTTTCCTATCATTAAATTAAATGATTTGGTTGGCCAGAATCCGTGAAATCCTGTTAATATTGGTTTGTCTTGTGGGTAGTATGGGTCATCACCCTTAACATCTGAATACTTATGATGTAATCTGTGTTGTGCTGACCAAGCAATACTACTTCCTAGACCAGAGATTGTACCTAGAAAGATTAAGAAATATTTAAAAGTGTTGCCTGTTTTAAATTGTTTATGTGATAATAGTTTATGATATCCACCAGATACACCTATTGTAAATAGTACCCACATAAATACTGCAATTTGAATATTTACCCAAGAAAAGTAATAGTATAAACCAAGTGCTGATATTAAATATGCACTCAACATTACCATCTTCATTTTAAGATATAAATTCATTTTCAACCATGCTTGACATTATGTTATATTTATGTTATTTTAGCTGTGTTCTCCCACCGAGGTTCAGAGTAGCTAGTGTTTAGTGCTATCATCAAGGTTATCAAATATATCATTCAACTTCTTAGATACATCATCATCTAGTTCTTCTCTATCATATGATTCTTGTTTATGTTCAGTCATGGTCGCCTTATCATATCCAGTAGATACATTTATATATGAGTTAGTCATAGCTTTACCAGCAGATGTGATAGTCATTATCTTATCTTTAGGTATAGAAATAATACAATCATCTGAATATGAAGTCCATTTAATAAGGGCAACATAATCTTTAAGACCCATATCTTCCATAGCAGGTATGTATTTTATTTGTAAAGGTTTATCAATTTTAACAAGCGGCGATTTATCATCCAATAATCTTTCTGGTATTGTACAAACAATATCATCACCATTAACCAATTTTATTATTTTAATTGCTTCCATGTAACTCTCCTTTATAACTCGACATTGTGAATGTCATAGTCAAATCCTTCTTCGTTGTATATATTTATCCTTTCAGTAAAATGCGATAGCGTATAGTTTTGTTCTTCTTGATACGATAGGTCATCAGATATATCATATAGATGTGCCGTTGATTTGTTATCTTTCAATCGTAGCCCACGACCAATTGATTGTAAGTTTCTTATTCTAGACTTACTTGGACTACTGAATATTATATTGTGTAGATTACGAATATTTATGCCGGTACTAAATGTACCATAACTTGCAATAATAATAGCATTGTCTGAGGATTCAGTAATACTTCGTATACGCTCTCTTTCTTCGGTTGCGACACCACCATGGACATAAAATACTTGGTTATCTTCATTGTTTTCTTCAATTAATTCTTTTAAAATTGCACCATGTTTTTCTACATATTGAAAAAGACACAATGAATTACCTTTTAGCGACAGGCAAAGATTTCTTATATATTTATTCCGTTTTGTATTTGAAACAAGAAAATCCATTTCTTCTTGATATGTCTTACCTCTAAGAAAGTCTATTGACATCTTATCATGTTTTAAAACTAGACAATGTATTTTAAGTTGCGCTAGATGTTGTTTTTCTTGCAATTCTGTGGTTGATACTATCTTGTTCACAGCACCAAATAAACCCTCTAAAACGAGTTTGTGTGTCTTGCTATCATCAAGTGTACCTGTAAGACCAATACGATACTTACAGTTTTCTAATCTTGCCATAATTTTAGTTAAAGAAACTGCCTTAAATAAATGTGCCTCATCACCAACGACCATACCAAATTGTTCAAACCATCTCTTATCTTGTTTATAGATTGATTGCCATGTACTGATATACACTCTTTTATTACTTTCTTTTTCATGCCCTTGATATATTCTATGGACATTCTTTAGACTATCATAACCATAGTCTTTAAAATCTTTATATAATTGTTCTACTAGAGAAGTAGTCGGTACTACTATAAGTATCTTATTGTTTTCTTCTTCTTTCAGCCGTAATAGATTAAAACGAACCATCAGATAAATTATCAGAGATTTTCCCGAGGCCGTAGGCGACAACAATAAACACCTTGATTTAACCATAGAGTAAATAAACGCCGATTTTTGGTAATCTCTTACTTCAAAAGGTATGTTTAATTTCTTGATGAAACTATCTACTAGTTTTTCATCTACACTGGCGTCCTTAATATCAGTTCTATCTACAATCTCAACATCATTCTCTTTACACCAGTTAACTAGATACGGATATAGACCAGTATATATTTGACCATTAGTATATGAAAATAACCTGATTTTGCCATCCCATCTTCTATTTCTAACAGAAGGCATAAATTTTGCACCGGGTACTTCAAAGGTAAAGTGTGAACCTAAATCTCTCCGTACATCTTCATCAGCGTCTACTACTAGATGTACATCATTCTTTTTTGTAAGTATTAAGTTTCTCATATATTTGCATTTTGTAAATTAAGATGACCACCATAGTGACCTCTTAGTATTATATTCCACGATATACTAATTCTAGTATCAGAAGTAGTAGGTACCCAATGTTGCATCCAAGAAGGAAAAATAATGCCCGAACCTTTTACAGCCTTAAAGTCAAATCTAGTTACATTGTCAATAGTATTTTCAATACAGGTAGGTGATAAAACATGAGCATGAGGTCTAGGGTCAGAAAACTGTAAAGGTGTTCCACCTGTTAAGTAATAAACACCAGACAAAATATTATTTGAATGTATGTGTGGCGCATGAGATTGACCTTTAACTAATTTGTTTGCCCACATATTAGTAATCTCTATACTATCATAACTATATCTAAGAGTATCAGTCAATATAGTATCAGATGTATCAAGAATAAATTTTGTAAATTGTGGTATATGAATATGTAAATCAGTAATAGTGTTTATCGGAAAAACATCTGTTCGATATTCAAATCTATCAAATTCTTTATGTACTGTTGATTCTTCTTCTTTAGAAATATCATAACTGAATTCTGTTAGTACAGTAGGAAAGATTCTATGTGTTTTCATTAGATAGCACCAGAGGTAAACTTTCTCCATTCTATAGAGTTGCGAATTTGCCAATCTCTATTACTAATTTGTCTAAGCGTTCTGTCTAAGTAGTTGACAACCGTTTCTAAGTAATCTATTTTTTGTGATGACTTAATTAATTCTTCATCAGATTCAAGATACTTGTCTACATCTGACTTCATTATTTTTAAGCTGAAAGGTTTGTCTTGGTATATCTTTGGACTTGCCTTACCGGTATAGTATTCCCATTTTACTCGTTTAAGTATTTTGTAATCAGATTCAGCTCTAGTTAATAACAGTTTAAAGTTATTTAGATGTTTAAGATATTTGTTATGAAGTGCCGGTGTTTTTAAAGATTCTAAATCTAGTTCTGCCTCATTCATTTTGAGGTCTTTATCAACCTGCTCTTGTAGTTCTTCTAATGTCATAATAAAATCACCGGTTAATTATATAAATTCTAACTATATTTAGTTAGATGTTAAGTAGTAGTTTCAGTAGTTCGGGCGGCGCCAACATCTGCAAATTCATATATCAGATAACTAAACGCTACACTACCTGTGAGATATGAAGTATCGCCAGCTTGTTGGTCGTAAGATAACCCTGATAGTGAAGTAGGATATAAATCTCTAAATCGTACCTCTATCACAGGATTGTTTTTACTTGATAGTATCATTAAAGTGGCGTCTGAGTATTGAGCACCAACATCAAATCCTATATCATCTACTTTACCTGCTTCTCTACTATTTGCAGTTGCATTGCCTGTAGGAAATCTATCACTACCAGCATTAATAAAAGTTTCAAACTGTGTATGACTTTTGGGAAATCCTAGACCGGTTAACCAACCATGTATTTCACGATAGTTCTCTAAGTTTTCATCAACCATAAAATCCATATTTAAAGAACCATATGATAGATTATCACCAGGTATTGGTATAGATTTCAGTGGCGTTGATTGTGAAGTTTCACCCAATGTAATTCCAGGCACATTAATAGATGTACAGAAAAATTCTACTTTGGGTAGTTTATTAATATTAAACTTAAACTGGGTTGCAGCTGCATAGTCTAGCTTAGTAGGTTGTCTTGATAATGAGTTTGTTTCGGTCATGGGGTAATATCTATTGTAAGTGTATCTAAATTTTCATCAAAATTCACAGTAGAATCACCTATAAAAGAATGGTCATCATCAGACCAAGTTAGATATAAATCTAGACTTCCTATTTGTTGTTTGTTATCACTTTCAGATGTTTGTCCTGATTGACTTACCGACCTTCCAGTTCTTGTTGCAGAAACATAATGAAAAAAATCTTGTGTAGTAAATTGATTATCACCCGATAATCTATGTACATCAGCAGATGATGGAGTAGACTGCTCTATAAGTGGGTCAAAATTTAATATAGGTATTGTTGTACCCACATCAGTACCTTGTACTGTAACGGATTCAGTAAAAACTATTGTTCTTTTGTATAACCGCATATAATTATTTACACCTAATGTAAATAAATCAGTAAAGTGTTCTAATGCTCTGTCTGTAATTGTAATTGCCATAGTACTATTTATAAAGAACCCGCAACGCATTTTCACCAGGTTTACAAAATATTTTAGTTTCTTTTAATGATTCTGTGTGATTTCTATAAGTATCTTTAGTTGATGTTACTATTTGTATTTCTCTATCTAGACCATCATGTGAAAAAGTATGAGTTTCAACAGTATCATCAGGATTTATTGTAGATGTGGGTCTCTCAGTTTTTACTCTATTTCTTAGCAGAAACTCTTGATATACCCAATTCCAAAACAATACATAACTATACCCTTCTTCTGGAAAATATGTGTGTACTTTAAATCCAAATACTGTACGACATCTTTCACCCCACCAGGTATTTGTTCTTAAATATTCCCAATGGTCATTTTTTACTGATTTCATAAGTGTGGGCGTACAATTTTCATAATCATAAGCTTCATTGTTCTCAAAGAGATATGCACCAGAGTTTCTTAGATTTTTTAATTCTTCAGTAATACCTTCTTTACCCATAAGTTTATCAGAATAAAACTCATCTGGAGATTCATATATTTTTCTTATTTCTTTATGATTATCTATAACACCCAAGTGAAATCTCAAACCTATCGGATATTGTCCAATGTGGTCTATATGAGTTTTTTCATACATGTATGTTATTAACCACTCGTTTATTGATTTATCTATTATCATAACATATTAATTGTTAGCGATAGTCTAGGACCATCTGTTGATTTTACATAATGTTTAGTTCCTTTAGGTATATATAATACATCTCCCGGTGGCAATATAACATCTTCAGTTTCATTTAAAACCCAATGACATGTACCATAAATTTGTTTTACATAAACATCATATTGTGGGTGGTCATGACTTTTTAATCCACCTCTACCTTCTTTACTCATATAAAAATTACCACGAACAGGATAAAACGCAAAACTATCTGACATTGCAGCCTCTAACATTCGTAATTCTTCAGTTAAATCAAAAACATTAGATATTATTAATGTATGACCCTTTTCATAGTAATCTAATATCTTAGAATACTCTAAATACCCTTCTGAATCAAACATTCCTTTTTGATTAGATTCACCATCATATGAGTTTATAACTTCTATACTAGGACTATGTGTATGAAATTCATGTGGAAATCTTCTTCTCATTTTCCAAAAGTTTAACACATGCTTTTCTTCAAGATGTATAGTATATTCTTCCAACAATTCTTTAAATTCTTCTTTCATTTATCTCATACGAATTGATAATGATAGTCTAGGACCATCTGTGTTTTTTATATAGTGTTTAGTTCCTTTAGATATAAACAATACATCTCCCGGTGGCAATATAACATCTTCAGTTTCATTTAAAACCCAATGTGAAGTACCATAAATTTGTTTTACATAAACATCAAATAGTGGGTGGTCATGACTTTGAAAACCCCCTTTATCAGTTTTACTCATATAAAAATTACCATACACAGGATAAAATGCAAAACTATCTGATATTACATTCTCTAACATCCTCAATTCTTTAGTTAAATCAAAAACATTAGACATTATAATTGTATGACCGTTTTCATAGTAATTTAATATTTTATTATATTCTAAATAACCTTCAGAATCAAACATTCCCTTATGGTAAGATTCACCATCATAAGAGTTTGTAACTTCTATACTAGCAGACTGTGTATGAAACTCATGAGGAAATCTTCTTCTCATTTTCCAAAAGTTTAACACATCCCTTTCTTCAAGATGTATAGTATATTCTTCTAATAATTCTTTAAATTCTAATTCCATGATAATGCATTACCTTTATTTACATATGAATACCAACCAGTCATAATCATTTTTTCTGTTTTATAACTAGGCATACCTCTATGAGTATGTGTAAAATCTGAAGGCCAAAATACTAATAATCCTTTCTCTGGTTTCATATTATATTTTTGATATAAGAATGATGTTTCACCACCATCTTCACAGTCATTCAGATAAATCATCCAGACCAACATTCGTTTAGTAGATATAATATCTCCTCTCTCAGAATGCCAACCGTTATATGCATGACCTTTAGGATATTTTTGAAAGTTAAAATCAGGGTCCATTTTAAATGCACCCCCCTCTTTTAACATAGGATATGCATCCGTGTAATTGTCCAGTGCAAACTGAACCCAGTCTAACATATATCTTAGGGGTGGACAATCTAAAGTTGGCCATGTTATACTTCTTTCATAGCATTCTTTATAAGAATTGTTTATGCCATCCCATGTTTCTATTTCGCCAGATGATGAGTTCATTGAAGTGCCACCATACAAATCTAAAGTATTAGTCCAATCAATTACAGGATTAATAACATCATCAGGTGCATAATAACCCTTAATGAATAAGTCATCTTGTTTGTTAATTTCGTGTTCTTTTATATCACTCATTTCACATGCCATAATTTAATATATTATATAGTTATTTATACAGGTTTAAGACCCAGAAATA